TGGCAAAGGCGCACGATCGAACCGATGAGGTCATTGACGAAGGCGCTGACCGGCAGAAAGACAACCGAGGGTGTGACTAATGATAGGCTCTAACTGCTCCCTTGATATTGCCGATGTCGCTCTGGACAATCCTCCAGAGCCGCCGGTCTTTTTAGATCCGGTGCAGAATATTGGGGCGCTGTCTTCATGGCTGCGTCCGGCGACCGCCGTTGCCCGGAAAAGCAAGTTCTTTGCGCGCATGCACAAGGCAACGAACGACAAGATCAAGATGCGCAATCTCCTCATGGCTGACTATGAGAGCGTGCTGCATGAAGTGAATCAGCTGCCGAAGGAATCCAAGCAGAAGCTCAACGCGGTTTTCGAATATCTCCGCCTGTCCAAGACCCCTGTACGTGACACCGGGCGTAACTTTTCCCTCAAGACCCGTGAGCTTCGGCGCGAAGGCGCGGATGGCATTGAGCGGCGCGTTGCTCCTGAGCTGTCGAAGCCCGGTGAGATATTAAAGCTGGACGCAAATGAAACCCGCATGCTCCACGAAGTGCGGGATTATCTGGAGAGTCGCTTCACACTGGATGCCAAATCGCGATTGGCCGCGCTTGGTTACGATGGCGAATACAGCCGTCAGGGAATTGAAGAAGGAGTTCAGGATGAGGAATTCCGCGACGAACTTCTCCGCCTGTTCGATGCCATCGAGTCGCAGCGCCTGACATCGTACATCCCGTTCATGCGCTCAGGTGATACGCGCATCATGGTCTATGGCCCAGACGGCACGATAGACAGCGGCGCTTTCTTCATGTTGGATAGCATGCAATGGCTTAAGGATCTGGTAGGACCGAAGGCCGCCAAGCTGATTCCTGATCCGGGCATCAACAAAAAGATTGCTGAGATTCAGAAGAAGTATCCTTCCAGTGAAGGGTACAAGGTAGTCGTCAGCCGGCGCGCAGCTGACGCGAATGAGCGCCTGACTATCGACGACCTATCCAGCTTGGACAAACTGTTGAACCTGATGGACGCCAATGCTGGTAAGATCATCAAGAATTACTTCGACCGGACTATGGGCGGCATGTTCTCTCAGGAGACTGTCGGTGAACTCAGCGCGGCAAACGCAGAGCAGGTTGCGCGTGGCGTAATTGCTGGCCTACCAAAGAGCGTGCGCTCCGTCCTGATGGAAGACCTGATCTCCAGCTACATGAAGCAATCCCGCGACATTCCGGGTTACGATACGAACTTCACGGATCGGCTGCTCGATTACAATCGCATCGTGGCATCGACAGTTTCCCACCGGATGTATCGTGAGGAATACTCAGAGGCATTCGATGATCTGAAGCGCAATGTAGGTGATGCTGAGCGCGAGTATGCTGAGGGCTGGGACGAATACGTCGATACCCCTGAGCGTGCTATGTGGCGTGCGCTCCGGACGATTGGCTTCTTCAACTCCATGTGGGGAAGCGTTGCGTCTTCAGCGGTCAACGCCATGTCTGTCTGGACAGTGACTGCCCCGCAGATGACGATCATGAAGGGATCAGCTGGCCTCGATATTTATAAGATGTCGGCTCAGGTCATCGCCGGATTCCGTGGTCAGGTTGGCTATGGAATGCACGTTGATCCATACGCAATACCGGGCCTGACCGCCGAAGAGCGCGATGCCCTCGTCCTTGCAAACAAGCGCGGAACCGTTCGGGCTCAGATGAACCCAGAGCTTATGGGTGTTGAAACCGAAATCATGGCGTCCCGTGGCGGCGGCATCAAGCAAACGGCGCAGCGGTATTTCCAGTACGGATCGAGCGTCATCTCAGTCACTGAAGAGATGAACAAGGCTGCTGCGTTCATTGTGGCCTATCGCTATGCCAAAGATCCAAAGGCCCTGAAGAACTGGCAGGAAGCCTACAAGGAGAACGAGCGCGCAAAGATCATCATGAAGGAGGGCTCTGATCCTTATGATGTAGCTGAATTCATGGTTGAGACTGCTACATTCATGGGCGGTCAGATTGAGAAGCCGCCTGTCATGCGCGGTGCTGGCGGCGTGTTGCTGCAGTTTTCCCAGTACGCCCTGCAAACCATGTTTCTGCTGTCTGAAAACCTGCGCAAGCAGGGGCCGCGTGGCAAGGTGGCTGCTATGTTCACGATCATGACGATGTGGACTGTGGCCGGCCTGTTGTTTGCTATCCCGTTTGGCGACGACGCGATCAATATCTTCCAGTATATTTACAACAAACTCAACGGAAAAAAATTAGACATGCGCACAGAAGCGCAGATGATGCTGGCTGAGATGTTTGGCGGCGGAGAAGATGGTCGCCGCGATGCAGAGGCAATCCTGCGCGGGCCATCACGTTCATTGCTTGGTTTAAATATCAGTGAGCGTATTGGCTTCACGTCTATCGTCCCTGAATTTGAAGACGGGCTCAGCATTGTCCCAGCTATCTCGACCAGTGTCCTGAAGATCCAAGAGTATCTTGATCGTCGCGCATCTGGTGTTCAGCCGATTGGTGCTTATGTTGCAGCCGTATCCCCGTTCATTGGTAAGGGCCCATCGGATCTTCTGAAGGGCTTTGTGCAGTACCCGCAGGAGGGCGTAAGAACGCGCTACGGCACGCTCGTTAAGCCAGCGGAAGAAATGGGTTTCTTTGAAGAGCAGCTTCCTCGCGGAACAGGATTCCAGTCGGCTGACATCGCACGCGAGATGCAAGCGAGACAGGCAGCGAAGAATGTAAATGAGTCCACTCGTGATGCAGAGCGGAGAAATACGCTGCGTCTTGGCAAGCTACTTGCTGATGCAGTCAAGGCTGACAAGGCTGGCAAAAAGGCTGAAGCAGAAAAGATTCGCATGCAATTCGATAGGGAAATACAGAAGATTTCCAAGGAGTACGCAGCTGAAATCCAAGCTGGTAATATGGAAGACGCCATCAAGCCACCGTCAGATCAGACTCTTAAAAACGCCATAATGGCGGAGCTATATCCGGGCATGAAGCTCGAAAGAGTGGGCAAGATGAAGCGTCCCGCAGTTGAAGATATTTACCGGACGATCAGAGTTGAAGATGAAGAAGACCAATCCGAAGATGGCGAGTACGAAGCGGAGGGCGGGATTGAACCCGCCCTCCCCCAGTAACCTAAAACGGAACGTCGTCCCCGCCTAAGTCACGCGCTGCAGGCTGGTAGCCGTCTGCCTTAGCGGCTGAGTGTGCCTGCTGGCCGCCACCATCCTTAGGCTCATAGAGCGATACAATGATGCTCTCACGGCCTTCGTTGCCGCCAACGCCAGCTGGATTGAACGTGCGGTCGAGCAGGATGTACGGGCCTTTATCGCCTTCCATCATGACGCCGACGTTCTTGAACCGGCCCTTGGTCTGGCCTTGGCCATCTGTGTATTCGCCAACCTTGACGACGAGATCAAACTTCTTACCCATTCACTTTCTCCTTATTGAAACAGTTTCATTAACTTGGTGGTATTGCGTGGAGCCATAAGCTCTGCTTCTTCAAGCATTGCTTCGTGCAATTTACGCCATGCTGCGCGTTCGCCTTCGGATAGGCTGGCAACAATCTCACACGCGGAGATTGCCCATCCATCCCAATCCGTCATGCCTTCATCATCATCACCCGCCTCCAGAATATCTATATGCAGCGGCGTCTTCGCCGCAGGAGCGGTCTTGGCGACAATCTTTTCCTCAAGGGTTTGCACCTGAGCTGCTGCTACAGGCACGTCATCGAAGTCGGTGATGTCCATTTCGCTACCGCTATAGTCATCGCCCTCAATGATACCCTCTGCCTGATTGTCAGCCATGACAGCGCGCTGAGCTTCGGTGGATAGTGGCATATACTTGCTGGCTCTGCGGACCACAGTCTTGCGCCACATCTCAGCCTCATCAGTCTTCCAAGGGCCAACGATAGTGCCATCCTTGGTCTTCGATGATGAGCGGTCACGGATCGAAAGGATTTCTTCCTTGCTCATGACCTCGAACTGCGTCTCGCCGTTCTTCAACTTCCACACACAGTATGCGCCGATCTTCTCACCACGATCCGACAGGCCATGCTTGTGGATGATGCGCGACTCGATGCCTTCCTCGACCTCGAATAGGTCTTTGCTGTATACCAGACGGCTCTCAATCTTCAGAACCTCGCCAGCCTGCAGGGCCAGCTTCATCAATCCCTTATAGCGTGGGCGGAACTGCGCGACATTCTTCTTCATGCGACCATCCCAAACCTTCAGGATGTCGGCCTCACCCATGCTCTTGTTGAGCGACAGGCCCAGCTCCGCGGCGCTCAGGCACGCCTTCAATAGAGATCCTCGGTCACAGTCCAGCAAGTCCATGTTATCAGCGACAGCTGCCACCACAATGCCTTGGAACTTATCGACGGTCATCGCCTGCGGGAGAAGGCTGCGGAGATGCCCTTCGCGCATGGCCAGCTCCTGCTTGAACCGATCCATCGGCTTCACGGGAACCATCTCATTACTTGTTGCCATTGTTCATTTCCTCTTCAAGATCTTCAATCATCAGCTCGATAGCGCGCTCGACAGTGGCGCGCAGCGTGGGCTTTAGTGGGTGCTTGGCTGCGACATCGCGCAGCCTTGCCAGCAGACCCCTATCCACCCGTATCATAACAACATCTTTCATCAGCTAATCCTTACTGTAGTGTAGCCGGAGCGTTTACCAGTCATAGTGCCAACCATGTCCGGTGTAATTTCCTTACCGGGATTGCTGGGCACATTACTGATTGACATCTTATATTCGCCGCACTTGACCGAAGCCTTGTCCTGCGATGTGTTCATAAGCTCCAGCTTTGCACGAGCCTTGATTAAGAGCGTGGCCTTAGCCTCGTCGGCACGAGCTGCTGCGTTCTTCTCGTCTTCCTTAGCCGCCTTGTAGGCCGCAAAGAGCGGTGCATCCTCCTCATCGAGGACAACATCGCTTTTAGGCAACGTGCCCATGAGCTTCGTGATAGCGCCCACGTCGGTCGTGTAATCCGGCTCAGGCTCCTTTCCTTCAGCAATAGACTGCCAGAACAGCGTGATCTGGTTCTTGATTGCATCAATGATATTGTCGTTGCGCGGGATCTTCATGCGGCGCGGCTCGTCATCAATCAGGGCAACAAGCCATGCGTGATCCGAAGTCGTGCAAGCCAGCTGGTGCTGCACCTGAAGCAGGTAATTCTCAGGCGCTTCGTCAATCTCTTCGCCATTGTAATGCCAGCCATAGCCACGCGCAGACCATTTGATCTCCACAGGCGCTCCGCCGTTCGTGATGTAATCGAAAGACGCACCCATTCCGGGGCAGTCATCGACCGTGTAATAGTCACTGACCTTGCCAAGATCCATCGACCAACGGTGCGAGGCCCAGTTTGCAATGCCGCTTTCAAGGAACGTGCCAGCTTGCACAGCCTTATTGCCAGAGATGTCCTCCGGCGGCAGCTTACCAGCCTTCTCCATCCACAGTTGCCAGCGGCTCGAATAGGGCGACAGCCCAAATAGCGCAGCAACATCGCTCCCACCGATGTGTTGGGAACGCAACTCGTGCCAGTGCTTCTGGTCACGTACTTGTATAATAGCCATTTATTTTCTCCGGTTACTGCCGTATCTAGTCGGCATACATGAGGCATACACTTGTCTACGGAGATATGTCAAGCCCCTTGTAAACATCTTCAACAGATCGCGCCAACACGTATATTCCACCACGCTTT